AAAGGGTAAAAGGATTAAAGCTATTCAATACGATAATGCACGAGTTATTTCATATAATTATTAATCATGCCGACATAGATGTAAATAAACGAGGAGAAGAACCTATTGCACAAGCTGTGGGAGATGGTTACGAGAAAGTATTTAAACAAAACCCTAAACTATGGACTTTACTAACTAAATTACTAAAAGGATAATATGAAGATAGAAACAGCCGATATAAATACAATTAAACCTTATGAAAATAACCCAAGAAAATTAAAAGATTCAGCTATTGAAAAGGTGGCTATGTCTTTAAAAGAATATGGCTTTAGACAACCGATTGTAATTGATAAGGATAGAATTATTGTTGTTGGACATACTAGGTATAGAGCAAGTAAAAAATTGGGTCTGAAAGAAGTACCAATAACTATTGCTGACAATCTTACACCTGAACAGATAAACGCATATAGAATAGCTGATAATAGAACTGCTGAAGAATCCGAGTGGGATAGTGAATTACTTAAAATGGAAATAAAAGAATTAGAAGCTAAAGATTTTAAATTAGACTTATTAGGTTTTAACGAAGATCAATTAAATGATATATTATTTGACGAGAAACAAGGTTTAACTGATGAAGATGAAGTTCCTGAAGCACCTGAAGAACCTATATCTAAACTAGGAGATATTTGGAAACTTGGTAATCATAGAGTTATGTGTGGGGATAGTACAAATTTAACAGATGTTGATAAACTTATGAATGGAGTATATCCTGATTTAATACATACTGACCCTCCTTATGGAATGAACGCAGTATCAAAAAGTGGTGTTTTATCTAAAAATTATAAAAAAGATATTTTGGGAGATGATAATAATGAAATTGCAAAAGACTCTTTTAAATTAATATATGGTTTATATCCTAACGCAAAGCAAATATGGTGGGGTGCAAATTATTATTGTTCTGTTTTACCTGACAGTGAATGTTGGCTTGTATGGGATAAAAACAATGGACAATCCGATCAAACCGATTGTGAGTTAGCATGGGGTAATTTTAGATCTGTTGTTAGACAATTTACTCAATCATCAGAGAAGAAAAATAGAGTACACCCAACCCAAAAACCAGTATCATTAATGGAATGGATTATTAAAAGATTTAATTTAACATCTAAAACAATAGCTGATTATTTTGGTGGTTCAGGAAGTACATTAATTGCTGGAGAAAAACATAATTTAGATTGTTTTATTATGGAGTTTGACCCTATATACTGTGATATTATAATTAAGAGATGGGAGAACTTTACAGGAATGAAAGCAGAGTTGGAAAATGGACAAAATTAAGGCAAATAAGACAGTAAAGAGGCAAGGTGCTGGTAGACCCAAAATAGTGGTCGATATAGAAATCTTAAAGAATCTAGCATCTATTGGCTGTCCAGACTATGAAATTGCTAGTGTATTAAATATATCAGCTAAAACACTTAAACGAAATTATGCAGATATTGTAGAGCAGTTTAAAGAAAAGGGTAAAGCTAGTTTAAGAAAGAAGATGTGGGATAAGGCTGTTAAAAAAGATAATACCCATATGCAGATTTGGTTAAGTAAAAACTATCTAGGCATGAAAGATAGAACACAAACCGAGTCTATTGTTGAACCATTACCATTAATAATAGATGCTAAAGCTGAAGAAATAGAAGATGGCAAAAAAAAAAGGTAATTTATTTGGTGCAACTGTTGAATACACTAAAACTGTAAAAGGAACTTCTATTGGTAGAAAACCAATAACAAGTACAATGAATAAAAATAAACGCAGACAACGAGGGAAAGGAAAAGATCGTGGACAAGGTAAATAAAATAGGAGAGAATACTTTTTTAAAATTAAGACAAGAGAGAGATCAAGCAAGAGCAGAGTGTGAACAAGTTAAGATACAACGAGATATAGCTTTAAGAAAATTAAACAAAGCATTACAAATAGCAAAAGATTTAAGAAAGCTAATAGAGCATGGAACAGAAACGAAGTAATTTTTATCCTAATGGAGAGATAATAGATTATTCTCTACCACAATCTTTTCATAAAAGTATGAAGCCAGAAGCCTGTGGTAACTGTGGTTTATATTCTAACAAAAGATCATTCTGTGGTAGGTGGGGAAGTAAAGGGGTTAAAGATACTTACGTTTGCCACGAATGGAGAAAAAGGTTCTTTAAGAGATAGTTTTGTGATATTTATGCCACATGGCTAAATATAAAAATAGAACTGTAAAACTTAATAAACCATCTCGTGGAGATGTTAAGAAGTTTAAAGTATTTGTAAAAGACAGAAGTACAGGCAGAGTTAAGAAAGTTAATTTTGGCTCTAAAACTATGTCTATCAAAAAGAATATACCAGCTAGACAAAGATCATTTATGGCAAGATTTAGACCAATACTTGCTAAAGTAAAAGGTCAGAAGAATTTATCTCCAGCTTATTGGGCAATACAATCATGGAAAAAAGGATTTAAGATATGATAGATCAATTTTTTTATAGATTATTTGGAATGATAGATAATTGTATGGGTTATTTATTTGATAGATTTATTTCAGATGTACCTAAAAAGAAAAAGAAAAAGTAATTTATGAGGATAACAACTATGAACTATTATTTTACAGGAATATTAATTGTTCTTATGTGCTTATTAGCTTTATTTGTTAGACCAGCACATTCAGGTTCTACTCAATCAAATGTATCAGGGTCAAATACTGCAATCGAGGGTGGCTATGAATCTACTGCGACTACTACTTACCAATCAGGGTCATCATCAAATACTACAACGAACTCTACCTCTAACTCTAACATTAGATCAGCACCACCTACTGCGTCTGCACCATCATTCTCTGCACAAAGCCAAGATGTCTGTGCAACAGGAGTATCAGTAGGTATTCAAACATTTGGTACAGGATTCTCTGGTGGTAAAACTAATAGAGATATGAACTGTGAAAGAATTAAATTAGCTAAAGTATTATATGACTTTGGAATGAAAGTAGGCTCTGTTGCTTTATTATGCCAAGATGAACGAGTCTTTGAAGCTATGATTAATGCTGGAACTCCTTGTCCAGTAGATGGAAAGATTGGCAAAGAAGCACTTGCTATATGGAATAAATATGAATTTGAAAGACCAGACTTTGAAACATATGTAAAACGAATTAAAAAAAGAGAAAAGATAGATAAGAGATTAGAAAAAGAGCAAATGATTTTACCGAAGAAAAAACCTATTATTTGGACAGAACCAAAATGAAAAACAATAAATGGATAGTACCATTATTAGGCACAATACTAATGGGATTATCTACATGGGTTTTAATTACATTAGTTGAGTTACAATCATTAGTGGCTATGCTACAACAAGAGATATTAGGTATGGATAAAGTAATTGGTAGAATCTATGCTCATATGGATAGGTTAATGAGTAAATGATTTGGTTAGTAATTTTTATAGGAGTAATGGCATATGCAGTATATCGTATCAATCGTTTTGTTGATGATGTTAACCCTTACAACTTCTTTAGCAGAAGAAAAGACGACAAATAATTTAATAACTAACGGCAACTTTGAAACAGGAAATGCTAATGGTTGGACTACTAATGGAGATGTCCAAGTATTAAATGATTGCTGTGAACTTAATGGTGTATCATCAAATTATGATTTAGAGTTTGGAGATAGTGGCTCAATAGAACAACAGTTTAATTTAACTACTGATTCTATAAATCAAACTATGCTTAATAATGGCATAACTCTTAACAGCACAGTAGAAGTACAAAATGGAGAATGTGGAGTAGCTGGTTGTTGGGGTGGTAGTGGTAATGCAGACACATTTACAATTACATTAAAAATAAAAGATTCAGATGGCAATGTATTAGCTACAAACACTACTATTAGAACTGATGTTACAGGAATCAATGGTGCTAACTTTACAGATAGACTTATATACAATGGACAAGATTCTAATCTTGGTAATCTAAATATAGCTGGTACAGATGCTAATGCACCCTCTAATCTAGGTGGTGCTAATGTAGATAATATTGTTGTTACTATGACTTATGATGATGAAGTTATATCTAATGAGATAATAGAAGAAATAAACAATGTCTTTGAGGAATTACAAGAAGAAACATTTAAAGAAATAAAATTAGAAGAAGAATTTACATTTGAGATTAAAGAAGAACCTAAACTAGAAGAAGTATTTGAAGTAGAAGAATCTATTGAGATTGTATCTATGCCAGAAAAAGAACCAGAAATTATAGAGAAAAAACCAGAGGTTATGGAAGAAACTATGATTGAGGAAAAGCTAGAAGAAGAAATGATTACCGAAGAAATTATGGAAGAAGCTGTTGAGGAAAAAGAGGAAGAAATACAAGAGGAAGAAATTGTTGAAGAATCTAGTCAAGAAGCACCTAAAAAAGAGATTAAAACAAAGGTAGCAAAGAAGAAAACAAAGAAACCTAAAATAGACAAGATTATGGCTAAAGTAGATGAACAGATTAAAGATAGTGCAAAAAACTTAACTATTAAAAACATTATTAAATTAGATGCTATGCAGAATGACCAAGTATCATTATCTGCTTATAATAATACCGAGTTTTACAAGCCTAAAGATATTTATTTGAATCAGATAGAGATATTTGATAATAGGTCTATATATACTAATGTTGATTTAGTAGAATATATTGCTAATGATATAATGGAAGTTAAGATAAAAAAACTAAATGAAATTAAGTCTAAAAAAAGGCTATTACTTTTAGAATTACAGGAGTTAAAAAATGGTTAAAAAAATACAAGACAATCTAACAAACATAGTTGTAATACTAGGTCTTATTGCATCTATTGGTGCTGGATTTACAAAGTTTGCAAAGATGGAATCTACAATAGAACAATTATCAACTGCTACTGCACCTGATATATCTGGAATAGAAACAAATGCTTCTGCAATAACAAATCAAGACAAAGAGATTGCTATAATGCAAAAAGAAATAGAAGTATTAAAATTAGAGATACAAGAGTTAAAAGAATCTAATAAGAACCCATTAGGTTAATGAAATTTATATTAGCTTTTAGTATCTGTTCAGCAATTACAGGCTATTGTAACAATACAATGACAGTTGATAAAGAATTTAATACATGGACAGAATGTGTTATAGGTGGAAGTCAATTAACTATTGAATATGCAACAAGACAGGAAGAAAAAATAAATAAGGATAAACTATATATTACTTATTTCTGTAATGAAAATATCCCTGACAAAACCCCAGCTTAAAGTAAGTAATTCAGAAGCTAGATTTAGAGTCTTAATATCAGGTCGTAGATTTGGTAAAACTTATCTTTGTATAACAGAGATGATGAAGTACGCATCTAAAACTAAACAAAAAATATGGTATGTAGCACCCACGTTTAAAATGGCTAAAGAGATTGCATGGGCTAGTTTAAAAGAAATGCTTAATCAATTTAATTGGATAGAAGATATTAACGAAACCACTATGACTATTACGATAAGAAAATCTAATAGTACAATCTCATTAAAAGGTGCAGATAATTATGACTCATTAAGAGGTTCAGGAATTAACTTTTTAATATTAGATGAGTTTGCAGATATAGATAAACGAGCATGGTTTGAAGTTTTACGTGCTAGTGTTGCTGATACATTAGGAAGTGTTTTAATGTGTGGTACTCCTAAAGGTTATGGTAATTGGAGTTATGAAATGTATCTTAAAGGTAAGCAAGATGATGAATGGGATAGTTACCAATTCACTACTATTCAAGGTGGTATGGTTACACCAGAAGAAATAGAACAAGCTAAACAAGATATTGATATTAGAACTTTTAGACAAGAGTTTGAGGGTACATTTGAAAACTATGCTGGTAGTGTTTATTATAATTTCCACCCTGTTGATAATGTTGTTAAGCCAAGAGAAATTGATTGGACTAAACCCTTTCATCTTGGGGTCGATTTTAATGTCGATCCCATGTCGTGTTGTGTTGCTCAAATAGAAAAAGAAAAATTATATTTTATAGATGAGATAGTTATTTATGGAAGTAATACTGATGAATTAGTACAAGAGATTAGAGATAGATATGGAAGTAAAGCACAAATAATTGCTTACCCTGACCCAGCTTCTAAACAACGTAAAACTTCTGCTGGTGGTAGAACTGATTTATCTATTTTACAAAATGCTGGATTTAAAGTTAAGGTAAAACACAAACACCCAGCTATACGAGATAGAGTGAATGCAGTTAATAGTAGGCTTAAAGATTCTAAAGGAGATCGTCATATTTTTGTTTGTAATAATTTAAAAGTGCTGATAAAAGGACTTACTAGACAAATATACAAGGAGAATACAAATATTCCTGATAAGGAAGATGGATTCGATCATATGAACGACGCACTTGGTTACATGATTGATTATTTAAAACCATTAACCACACAGGCAAGATTTAATTCTCCTACAAGATGGACAATGAAGTAATTTATGGCATACACTAGAGATCAAGCAATAGAAACCCACAAAGACTATTCAGAAACAATTAATAATTGGGAATATTACATCAGATCATATAATGGTGGCTATGACTATATGATAGGTCAATATCTTAACAGATATAATTTAGAATTAGATAACGAGTTTAATCAAAGACTTGCTAATACTCCATGCGATAATCATTGTAAAAATATTATACAAATTTATTCATCATTTTTATTTAGAGTTAGACCGAGTAGAGATTTTGGTTCTATGCAAGATGAAGCTAGTTTAGAATCATTTTTAAAAGATGCTGATTTAGAGGGTAACAATTTAAATTCAGTAGTTAAACAAGCACAAAATTACGCATCAATCTATGGTCATTGTTTTATGGTTTTAGATAAACCTAATATCCAAACAGAAACAAAAGCAGAAGAATTAGATCAAGATATAAGACCATATGTTTCAATCGTTACTCCTGAAAATGTATTAGATTGGAATTATGAAAGAATGCCTAATGGTAAGTATGAACTTAATTATTTAAAAGTAAGAGAAGAAGTTGATAGAGATGGTGGTACATACATGAGAATTTGGTATCGTGATAGAATAGATACTGTGTATATGCCAGATAGAGAAGAACCTAAATTGACAGATACTGTACCTAATATGATTGGCAAAATACCAGCAGTTATTTTATACAATTCTAAATCTCACAAAAGAGGAATTGGTCAATCTGATTTAACTGATATAGCTGATCTGCAAAAATCTATCTACAACGAATACTCTGAAATGGAACAGTTAATTAGATTAACTAACCACCCATCATTAGTTAAAACACCAAGTGTAAATGCAAGTGCTGGTGCTGGTGCAGTTATAGAAATGCCTGATGAATTAGAACCAAACTTAAAACCATATTTACTTCAACCATCTGGTCAAAACTTACAAGCTATTATGGATTCTATTAACAACAAAGTACAATCTATAAATAGAATTGCACACACAGGGGCAGTAAGAACTGAAAAGACAAACATATCATCTGGTGTAGCACTACAAACAGAATTTGAATTACTTAATGCTAGATTATCCGAAAAAGCAGATAACTTACAATTAGCAGAAGAACAATTATTTAAACTATATGCTATGTTTCAAAATGTAGAATTTGATGGAGAAATTAACTATCCTGATTCATTTAACATTAGAGATTATGCAAGTGATCTAGTTTATTTCCAACAAGCAAAATCATTAAATATTGGTTCTGCAACATTTACTAAAGAAGTTGATAAAGAAATTGCTAGAGCAGTTGTAGATGATGATAGTAAATTAAACGAAATCTTTGACGAGATAGATGCACAAGCAGAAGTAGGTCAATTTACACAAGACGAACCAGAGCAAGAAGATCAAGAAGTAGAGCAAGAGGAAATTTAATGAATGTCAGATATAGTAAAAGATTCAACACTTTACAGAATTAAACAAATAGAACTTGCTGAAGCAGAATATTACAAAACATTAATTAAAACATTAGATAGAATAGAACGAGAAGTAGTATCTCTTGCTAGTAGATTACCTTTAACAGATGGTAAGTTAATAGAACTACAAGCGGCTATTGCTATTAGACCACAGATAAAAGCTATTCTTGAAAAAGAATATCTCAAATGGTCAGATACAGTTGTTAGAAAAGGTTTTAATAAACAAGCTAAAAGAGTTGAAAAATCATTTAAAGCTGTTTTAGAAAAAGCTAGAATAAGAAATAAACTTTCAGCAGAAGATTTAGCAAAGTTTTCAGAACTTACTAAAGGCGATAAAGCATTAATACAGAATCTTAAACAACAATATTTTACGCAGTTTAAAGATGTATCAAACACTTTTACCAGACGACTATCAGAAAAGGTTTATCAGAATACATTAGTTGGAACTGAATTTACTGTATTAGAAAAAGAATTAAGACAAACTATAAATGGTATTTATGCTAGTTCAGATGACCCAGAGATTCAAAGATTAGTTGATTATATAAATGATAATAAGTTTGATAAATCAAAACAATCACAAGTTGATAAGTCTATACAAACATTACAATCTAAATTTGCTAGAGATAGGGCTGGAGAAAACATGAAAAGGTATGCTGGACAGATATTAAACGACTCATTAAGAGATTTTGATGCAACTTTAAACTTTAATAAGTCTAAAGATGCTGGACTAACTTTTGTTAAATACTATGGAGATGTAATTCCAACAACCAGAGATCATTGCAGAAATTTAATATCTGGTGTATATAACAAGAGGAAAAGTGGACTTTTCACAATTGATGAAGTCAACTCACTTTGGACAAGTAGAAGCTGGAAAGGCAAGAAGTCTGGAAATCCTTTAGTTGTCAGAGGTGGTTATAATTGTCGTCATCAATGGTCTTATGTCAATCCTGATTGGTATGACAGCAAAGGCGAACTAATAATATAATAGGAGAAACAATGTCTGAAGAAAACAAAAATGTTGCACCAGAAGTTGCAACTGAAGTAAAAGAAGAAGTAAAAGTAGAAACACCAAAACAACAAACTTTTACACAAGAACAATTAGATAACATAATCAAATCAAGACTAGAAGCTGAAAAAAATAAGTATGAGAAAAAACTTCAAGAAGAAGAATCTCAAAAAGCTGAACTATTAAAAGAACAGCAATTAAAAGAAGCTAAATCTAAATCTGAAATTGAGAAGATTATGCAAGAAAGATTATCTGAAAAAGACTCGGAGTTACAAAAGGTAAAAGATCAAATCAAAAAAGAAAAAGTTGATAATTCTATTTTATCTATTGCTAACAAAGAGAAATCTATCAATGCACAGCAAGTAGTAGCTTTGTTAAAGAACGAAGTTAAATATAATGATGATGGTAGAATAGAAGTAGTTGATAATAATTCTAATGTAAGATATAACTCAAATGGAGAACTACTTACAATTGAAGATCGTGTTAAGGAGTTTTTAGATAGTAACCCACACTTCCGTCAAGGGTCATTGTCTGGTTCAGGAAGCCAGAGTGCTATTGGTGGCAAAACTGTTAAACCCTTTAACTTACAGGACTTGGACTTAACAAAGCCAGAAGATCGTAAAGCCTATCAAGAATATAGAGCAAAACGAGATTCAGGTGCTGTTGAGATTAACTTAAACAAATAAACTTAATAGGATAATAAAATGGCTAACGAAACAACGTCGTCAACAATATCAGAACTATATACTGAAATTGTTGCAGAAGCACAATTTGTTGCTTCAGAAAAATCCATTATGAGAAACCTAGTTAAAAACTATGCGATCTCTGGTGGTGGAAAAGCTGTTGAAGTTCCTGTCTATGCACAAGTAAGTGCGGCGGCAGTAGCAGATGCAACTGATCTAGCAAACACAGCAATCAACCCTACTTCTGTTACTATAACAGCAAGTGAAGTTGGTGTTATGACTACTCTAACTGATTTAGCAAGAAACTCTGCACCAAGAAATGTTGCGGCTGATATTGGTAAATTATTTGGGGAAGCACTAGCAAGAAAACAAGACGCAGATTTAACTGCATTGTTTGATGGCTTTAGTGTTACTTCAGGAGATGGGTCAGCGGCTATTTCTCCAGCTGTAATCTTTAATGCTCTTTCAACTTTAAGAGCAAACGCATTACCAGCTAACGAAAGTGCAGTTGTACTACACCCTAAAATCGCTTACGATCTAAAATCTGGCTTAACTAATACTTTTGCTGGTTTAGATACTGAAACTTCTAACGAAGCATTAAGATCAGGCTTTGTTGGTAAGTTAGCTGGATTAAATATATTTGAAACTTCAAATATTGCTAATACTGGTAATGCTGGTGATTATAAAGGTGGTGCGTTCCATAAAGACGCATTAGCAATCGCTATGATGCAAGATGTTAAAATCGAAACTCAAAGAGATGCGAGTTTACGGGCTGATGAGATTGTAGCAACTTCTGTGTACGGAGTCGGAGAAATCCATGACTCTTACGGAGTAGAACTACATTACGATTCATCTATCCAATAATAGGATACTTTGTGAGGGGGAGAAATCCCCCTTACATCAAACCAAATAGGAGAATAAAATGGTTAAATTAGTATTATCAAATGAGAAAATGATTACCCTAACCAGAGGTAATAAAACAATCACTAGAAGTGAATTAGATTACGAAACAAATAAAGTTATGTATGATTTTAGAGGTTTTAAAGTTGCTTCAGATGATGTAAAAGAAAATATTAAAGAAGTAGATCAGACTTTTGAAAACGAAGCAAAAGTAATACCTCTTAAAAAGAAAAGAAAAACAAGGAAAAAGAAATGAATCAAATAATTATAATGAAAGCTAGAAAATGGTCAAAATGGGTTTGGATTAAATCTAAAAATAATCCAATGTATTCAATACCTTTAGCTTTGCTAATTGTTTATTTAATTTGGAACTAAATTATGGCTAATTATACTGGTGCAAATGTAATAGTAGCTGGAGATGTAACAAAGTATCAACCTGATGCTTTTGATTTTGGTATTGCAAATAATGCAACAGAAGCAACTAATTTCTTTGCACAAACAACTAATGATATTTTAAGACAATTAAGAATAGAATGGTGGCCTGTATATAAAACAAATATATTTACAGACATTACAGTTTTAAACACAGCAGAAATGGTTAATACAAAAGTTAATTTAGATCAGTTTGAACGTGCTGGTGTTTATTTATTTCTTGGAAGATTCTTTTTACCAGCATTAACTAAATTTAGACCAGAAACAGAAAAAGATAGATTTGAAAGAATGGCAGAATATTATATGAGCCAGTACAATATTGAATGGAGAATGATATTAGAAGATGGTGTAGAATATGATGTAGATGCTGATGGAACTATCATATCTAACGAGAGAGAGCCTTTACATGGATTTAGAAGATTGACTAGATAATGGCTGTTGATTTAAAGATTAAATCTAATTCAAAACAAGTATCTAAAAAATTTAAAAAGTTTCAATCTGTATTACCTAGAATAATTGATAAAGGTATTAAACAAGCTGGATTCCAATTACTAGATATTATTAGAACTAAAACTAAAAAAGGTATTAATTTTAACGATAGACCATTTGCACCTTATTCAGAGGGTTATTTAAAACATCTTAATAAAATAGGTTATCCAACAAAAGTAGATTTACATTATACAGGAGATATGATGGGTTCATTAACTCCAAGTTCTTCTATTAAAAAAACAGGAAAACATAAAATATCAATAGGTTTTGCTAGAGCAGAAGAAAGAGATAAAGCATTATGGAATCAAGTTCTTGGTAATCCGAAAAGAGAATTTTTTGGCTTTAACAATAGAACAGAAAAGATTATAAGTAAACAGTTCAACCGATTTGTAGAAAAAGAATTAAGAAAGTTTAGAATATGAGTGTAAGAGAAAATATAGCATCTAATTTATTAACAGTAATATCTGGTATATCTAGTCCGATAACAATTAAGAAAGCTACTAGACAACCTTTTTTATTAGACGAATTATCAGAGCAACAATATCCAGCAGTAATAGTACAAACATCAGAAGAAAATAGAGATGATTCAGAATTAGGAAGTGGTGCTAAAACAAGGCATGGTACGATTGATTTTTTAATATTAGGATTCGTTAAAGGTGCAGAAGCTAATATAGATACTAAAAGAAACCAACTAATCACAGCTATTGAAACTGCAATAGAAACTGATATTACAAGAGATGGTAATGCACTTGATTCGGAAGTCGTACAAGTAGAAACTGATGAGGGAAGTTTATTTCCTGTTGGTGGAATAAGAATGACAATCAGATGTATGTACGAATATCAATCTGGAACACCATAGGAGATAATATGACAACTAAAATTATAAATAGAATAGAAAAGAAAATAGACCAAATAGAAAAAATGCACGATAAAGAGTCTATGTTATGTGAAGAAGTAAAAGACTTATTAGCAGAATTAAAAGAAAACCAAGAAGAAGATAGTCAAGATTGGGAAGAAGATTTAGATGATGATAATTTTGACGAAGATGAGGAAGATATTGACGAAGAAGAAGAAAACTAATAAAAGGACTTATGGCTAAAGACATTAAATTATATAAAGATAATTCAGAGATAATTATTAATGAATCTAATCTTGAACATTTTTTAAGTTTAGGTTATAAGGAACAAAAACAAGAACAACAATCTAAAAGTAAAAAGGATAAAAAATGGCAACACATCACGGAAAAGAAGGAGTTGTAACAGTTGGTGGAACTGCTTGTGGCGAACTTACAGGCTTTACACTAGAAACAACTGGAGATGTAGTAGAGGACACAGCTTTAACAGATGCAACTAAATCTTTTGTTGCTGGTAGAACTTCATTCTCTGGTACTTTAGAAATGCACTTTGACGAAACTGATACACCACAAACAAATATGGTAGCTGGTGCTTCACTCGCTTTTATTTTACTCCCAGAGGGTAATGCAAGTGGCGACAGAAGTTTTTCAGGTACAGGAATTGTAACTGGTATGTCTGTAAATAACTCAATGGACGCAATTATTTCAAGAACTGTTACTTTTCAAGGAACTGGTGCATTAACAATAGGAACTGTATAATCCTAATTTATGTCAGTTATTGATAGAGTTAAAACTCATTTTGAAACTCTTAAAACTATCACTATTGAGGTGGAACAATGGAAAGACGAACATGGGAAACCAAGTGTCTTTTATTCAGAACCATTAACTCTTGAAGAAAAAAACATTATCTTTAAGAAGTCTAGTAACTTTCAAGATTTAACTGTTCTTGTTGATTTGCTTATAATGAAACTCCAAGTCAAAAATGACAAAGGAGAAATGATTAAAGCCTTTAGCCCAGAAGATAAATTTGCATTAAGAAAAAAAGCAGACTCAAATGTTATATCTACTGTTGCCAATCAAATACTTTTAGACACTAATTACGAGGAAGCCGAAAAAAAGTAGATAGCGACCCTGACATCAGGTCGCTTTTAGTCGTTGCAGAGAGATTACACCTTACAATACAACAAGTTCTTGATATGCCTGTTAGCCATTATAATCTTTGGTTAGCATACTTGAAAAAAGAGCAAGATGAGTATAAAACAAAACAATCATTAGCAGAAGCAAGGAAATTTAAATAATGGCAAATCAAAGACTTAATATAGACATTGTAGCACGAGATAAATCCAAACAAGCATTAAACAATGTTCAAGGTGCTTTATCTAAAGTTAAAGGTGCTGTGTTTAATTTACAAAATGCTTTTATTGGTTTAGGTGCTGGATTAGTAATTAGAAATTTAGTTAATACAGGTAAAGAATTAGAAAATTTAAGAGTTAGATTAAAATTCTTACTTAAAGATACAAATGAGGGTGCAAAAGCCTTTGACAATATGGTTAAGTTTGCATCTAAAGTTCCATTCTCTCTTGAAGAAATACAATCAGGTTCTGGTATTTTAGCAACTGTTACAGACAATGCTAAAGACTTAAAACAAATGTTAGAAATTACTGGTAATGTTGCGGCAGTTACAGGATTAGATTTTAGAACAACAGCAGAACAAATACAGAGATCATTTAGTGCTGGTATAGGTGCGGCAGATTTATTTAGAGAAAAAGGTGTTAGAAATATGCTTGGTTTCCAAGCTGGTGCAACTGTATCTATTGAAGCAACAGTAGAAGCATTTGAAAAAACATTTGGAAAAGAGGGAAGATTTGGTAAAGCAACAGATCAATTAGCAAATACTTTTGAGGGTACTTTATCAATGATTGGAGATAAAATATTTAACTTTAAAAAAGTATTATTAGAAGCTGGTTTTTTTGAAACATTAAAAGATCAATTTAAAGCATTAGACAAAACATTAGGACAGAATGAAGAAACATTAGATAAGATTGCTGTAACTTTAGGAACTGTATTAGCAACTGTTGTAGAAAAAGTTGGTAAAGGAATTGCCTTTATGGCTCAACATTCAGATAAATTATTTTTAGCATTAAAAGCAATTATATCTTTAAAGATTGCTAATATGTTTATAAACATGGCTAGAGCCATTGTTCCTGTTGTTGCTGGATTAAGGGCTATGGTAAGTTTATCAGGAGTTGGAATACCATTAGTTGCCGCATCTGTTGCGGCATCTATTGCAACTTTTAAATTGTTAGGAAAAGAAATAGATAAAATTACAGAAAAAATTAATCAAAACAATGAAGCATATAAAGTACAAAAAGATATTTTAGGTGGTGCAGATGCTAATGATGGTTTTGTAGAACCAGTAGAATCAGCTTTACAAATTATACATGATTTTGAACATGAATTATCTGTTAAAATACCAACTGCAACAGAAAAAGCTATATCTAAATTTAGAGAACTAAATAGTGGTAGTTTAAAAACATTAGAAGATAAAATGAAAAATATAAGAATGACTATTGCTGAAAGTATTAATAATGGAATAACAAAAATGTCAGAGGGTCTTGCAAGAGCATTTGTATTTGGAGAAAAATTATCAGATACATTTAAAAATATGGCAAGATCATTATTAGTAAATGTTTTAAGTGCTTTAATAGAAATTGTTGCAAGAAAAGGAGTTGAACTTGCTATTGAAAAATTAATTACAAAAGAAAAACAAAAACAAGCGGCTTTAAGTGGTGGTAATAGTATATTTAGCACAATAGGAAGTTTCTTTAGTGGTAGAGCATCAGGTGGTTCAGTACAAAAAGGACAACCATACATGGTAGGCGAAAGAGGTGCAGAATTATTTATACCAAACCAATCTGGTCAGATACAACAATCAGCAAGAGGTGGTAATGGTGGTAGTGCAACAACAGTTAATTTTAATATTAATACAGTAGATGCTTCTGGCTTTGAAGAATTATTAGTTAGATCAAGAGGAACTATTACACAATTAATTAATAGTGCTGTTAATGAAAGAGGGAGTAGAAACTTAATATAATGTCTGGTGCTTTTCCAATATCTTCTGCGAAATTTGAAACTTTAGGAATAAAGTCTATTCAAAATACTATTATATCTAAATCTGTATCTGGTAAGAAACTTGCAAGACAAATAGACAATCAAAGATTTGGATTTACAGTTAGAATAGTTACAGGAACTAGATCAGATGTTTATGGAGAGTTAATGGCTTTTATAATAAAACAAAGATCAGGCAAAGAAAACTTTACAATAATCCCACCTGAAATAGAAGATGCTAGAGGTAATGAATCAGGAACTGTTTTAGTTAATGGTGTTCACGCAGTTGGAGATACAACGATTGCTATGGACGGACACCACAACGATAATCCACACGCATTTAAAGCTGGAGATTTTATTAAGTTTGCATCACACAATAAAGTTTATATGGTAGTCGCAGATGTTCAAGCATCTAGTAATGCTTCAACAGTTACAATAGAGCCACCTTTACTTACAGCACTTGCAGATAATTCAGTAGTTACTTATGATAATGTTCCTTTTACAGTACACTTAACAAATGATATTCAAGAATTTGGTGCAGTAGGAACAGCAAAAGATGGTGCATTTTTATATCAATTTGAATTTGATGTTGAAGAAACCTTATAGATGAAATACAAAGTAAAATATTGGATTAGTGTTGATTTTTTGGCAGAAGAAATAATTGAAGCTGATGATTTTAATTCTCAATCCTTTAATCAGGGTAAGTATAGCGAACCATCTAAAAATGCTAGTTATATGGTCAATGATGCAATAAAAATAAACAGACGAACATTTGAGGAACATGACGAGAAGCCTGACAACAGCAGTAAAGAACGAACTAGCAACAAATGATATTAGACCAGTACATCTTATCACTATTAGCTTTGGTACTCCTGTTAATATTACAGATTGTTCATTTCCATTAACATCATCAGTATCAGGTTCATCAGTTACATATTCAGCTAGTGATTTTATATTAGGTATATCTAATCATACAGAAGAAACAGATATTACTAAATCAAGTGTAACTATTAATCTATCTGGTGCAGACCAAACATTTATCTCAACAGTATTAAATGAAAATGTAGTTAATGATAATGTAGATATTTATAGAGGTTTTTTAAATGATTCTAATGCTATAATTGCTGACCCATTTTTACTTTATAGAGGAAAGATAGAAAGTTTTGAAATACAAGAGGGAGAAAAAGATAGTACAGTTGGTTTATCAATCGTATCACATTGGGCAGACTTTGAAAAAAAGAATGGTCGTAAAACTAATAATACATCTCAACAAAGATTCTTTAGTACAGATGTTGGAATGGACTTTGCATCTCAAACAGTTCAAGATATTAAATGGGGTAGAGCGTAATGCGTTTTGGTGGATTTGGTGGAATAGTAAAAGCAGTAACAAAAGCAGTATCATTTTTTAAAGGTGCAAATCCTTTGGTTCAATTAGGTGTTACATTATTTTTAGCTTGGATATTAAGACCAAAAGTTCCTGAAATAGAAGATTTTGGTACAAATGAATTTGATGATTTTGAAAGAGGTTTATTAGTTAATAAACAATCTAATGACTCAAACATTCCTGTTATATTTGGAGAAAGACTTGTTGGTGGAACTAGAGTCTTTATGGAAACATCAGGCACAGATAATACTTATTTATATATGGCAATCGTTATGGCAGAGGGAGAGATAAACGATATAGAAGAAATAAGAGTAGATGATAAAGTTGTTACTTGGGCAAGTGCATTATCAGATGGAACAGAGGTAGAAGTAGGAAGTGGAGATAGTAATTTCTATAAAAATTCAGAAAGTTTAATTAAAGTAGAACCTCATTTTGGAACAGATGGTCAATCAGCATCATCTATATTATCAACATTATCATCTTGGGGAAGTAACCATAAACTATCTGGTTTATGTTATTTAGCATTAAGATTTAAATGGAATCAAGACGCATTTACAGGGATTCCAAAAGTACAAGCAAAGATACAAGGTAAAAAAGTAGTAGCATATAATTCTAGTTTAGAAGCACAAACTGCGTCTTACTCAACTAATCCAGCTTGGTGTTTATTAGATTACTTAACAAATGAAAGATATGGAAAAGGTGTAGCAATTTCAGAAATAAATTTACAAAGTTTTTATGATGCTTCACAAGTTTGCGTAACACAAGTAACACCCTATTCAGGTGCAAGTGATATAAATATTTTTGATACAAATACTGCATTAGATACATCACAAAAGATTATAGATAATGTTAGAGAAATGTTAAAAGGTTGTAGAGGTTATCTTCCATACACACAAGGTAAGTATAGTTTAATTATTGAAACAACAGGAAGTGCAAGTATCACATTAACAGAAGATGATATTATAGGTGGATATAATTTATCTATTCCAACAAAGAATGAAAGATATAACAGAGTTATAGTTGGTTTTGTTGACCCAGCTAGAAATTATCAAGTTAATGAAGTTCAGTACCCAGCCATAGATGATAGTGGATATGCAACAGCAGATAAACACGCAACTATGAAAACTGCTGATGGTGGATTTTTATTAGAGGGTAGATTTACATTTAAAACTTTAACCTCTGCATATCAAGCAGAAGAAATGGCAGAAGTTATTTTAAGAAGAAGTAGAGAAGCATTAACACTTGGTATTAATGTTAGCTTTGATGCTTATGATTTAGCCATAGGAGATATAGTCAATATTACACATAGTTCATTAGGTTTTTCTGCAAAAGCATTTAGAGTTATGGGTTTAACCTTTAACGAAGATTATACGATAGGATTATCTCTTGTTGAGTATCAGGCTAGTCATTATACTTGGGCAAGTAAAGCACAAGTTAGTTCTACACCATCAACAAACTTACCTAATCCATTTACTATCCAACCACCAGCTAGTGTAACACTAGATGATACTTTAGTTGAATATAATGATGGAACTGTAATTGTAGCTTTAGATATAGCGATAGGTGCTTCTCCTGATAACTTTGTTGATTATTACCAAGTAGAATACAAGTTAAGCACAGATTCAGATTATATTATTTATGCACAAGGTTCAGGATTAAATCACAGAGTCTTAAATGTAATTGACCAAAAGATTTATAATGTAAGAGTTAAAGCTGTAAATAGTTTAGGGGTATCGTCAACTTATGTATCAGCAACTAGAACAATAGTAGGTGCTATTGAGCCACCAAGTGATGTTACAGATTTTTCTTGTAATATATTAGGACAAGAAGCACATTTAAGTTGGACACAAATACCAGATTTAGATTTAGCTTTTTATCAAATTAGATATTCAACATTAACAGATGGAACTGGAGAATGGGCAAACTCTGTATCTTTAATAGAAAAAGTATCAAGACCAGCTACAAGTATTAGTACAGTTGCTAGGGCTGGAACTTATCTTATAAAAGCATTTGATAAATTAGGGAATGCAAGTTCTAATGCAACTGCAATAGTTTCTAATGTAACTAGCACATTAAATTTTAATGCAATAACTACTGTATCTGAACACCCTGACTTTAATGGAACATTAACAGATACAGCAATAGTAGATGACACTTTAAGACTAGATTCATCAGAATTATTTGATTCAGCTTCTGGAAACTTTGATACAGAAACAACTAGATTTTTTGATTCAGGTGTTGCTAATGCTGACTTTAAAGCATCTGGTAATTATTTATTTGCAGATGTAGTAGATATAGGTGCTAAACATACTGTAAGAATTACAGCAACTTTAAAACAAACTTCTGATGACCCAGATGATTTATTTGATAATAGAACAGGATTATTCGATGCACAAAATTCTAGCTTTGACGGAGATACACCAGCTAACTCTAATGCACATTTAGAAATTGCTACAAGTGATGATAACTCTACTTTTACTGCTTTTCAAAACTTTGTAATAGGAAATTATACAGCTAGATATTATAAATTTAGAGTTGTTTTAACTTCAACTGATTTAGCTTCAACTCCTGTTGTTCAAGAAGTATCAATTTCAATAGATATGGAAGATAGAATATTTAGTGGAAATGATATAACATCTGGTGCTGGAACTAAAACTGTTACATTTACAAACCCATTTAAAAGTGATAATTATGCAGTTGGAATTACAGGACAAGGAATGGCAACAGGAGATTTCTTTTTAGTAGAAAGTAAAACTATTAATGGATTTAACGTTACGTTTAAAAATTCAGGTGGAACAGCAATATCTAAAACATTTGATTTTATTGCAAAAGGGTTTTAAAAGGAGTATAAAACAATTATGGCACAACACGATTACGATATAGCGAACCAATCTTTCCCAGCTTTTAGAACAGACTTAAATGGTGTTCTTGAAGCTATAAATACATCTAATTCAGGTACATCAAGACCAAGTGGTGCAGTAACAGGAACGATTTGGCTAGATACTACATCAGCAACTACTCCTACTTTAAAATATTATGATGGTGCTGGAGATATATCTCTTGCAACTTTAGACCATTCAGCAAACACAGTTAATTGGTTAGATAGTTCAGTTGTAGCAGATTTAGTAAATGATACCTCTCCACAATTAGGTGGTCAATTAGATGTTAATGGTAATGCTATTGGAGATGGTACTTTAGAATTACTAAAATTTTCAGAAACAGGAAGTGCAGTTAATGAATTTACAATCGCAAATGCTTCAACAGGAAATAACCCTGTCTTATCTGCAACAGGGGGAGATACTAATGTTGGAATAGAATTTACTACAAAAGGTACAGGAACAATTAAATTTAACGATCTAGCTTATATTCCTCAACAAGCATTAACATCATCTTCAAACGCAGTTGCTTGGGACACACAAGCTAAACCAAACGCATATCATCTAACAACAGAAAACACTACTTTCTCTGCACCAACTAATCCTGTTGAGGGTGCTTTTATTTGTGTAGAAATTAACTATAATGGTTCACACACAATCGCTTTTAATACAGTATTTGAATTTGCGGCTTCAACTGCACCAACATTTACTTCGGCAGATGGTAAAACTGATATATTAGTTTTTAAATACAATGGTGCTATTTGGCAAGAAGTAGGTAGAACATTAAATTTAAGTGAAAGTTAAAATATGTACGCATTAGTAGAAGATGGCTCAATATCAAAATTAATTACAAATCCTAAAACTATGGTTATAGGAGATGTAAGATACCCAGCTAAAATATTTCAGTTATGGTCAGGGTCAGAATTAAATGCAATAGGTATTTATGAAGTAGTAACTAACTCATCTAATTTTAAAGATGAGAAATGGTACATCAACACAAATGAATCTTATGCTTTTGCAGACAATCAAGTTACTAGATCATGGGGAACTGCTACACCTAAAGCACACGCAGATACTTTATGGACACAAGCAGATTCAGATGATGGAGATTTACCAGATGACAAAGAAGTTGGAGATGTAAAAGTTGAGGGTTTAAAAACACAATTAATTAGAACTTTAAAATCACAAGTAGCTGGAATATTATCTAATACTGATTGGTACATAACTAGAAACACAGAAAAATCTACTGCTATACCATCTTCAATATCTACTTACAGAGATGCTGTTAGAACTAAACAAGCAGAAATGGAAACTGCAATAACAAATGCAAGTGATACTCCAGCATTAGAAACTTTATACACTTACACTACTGATAGTGATGGTGTTCAATCAAGACCATTAGGCGAACTTCCAACATTGGAGATTTAATGCCATTAATACTTGGAACTAACTCCATAAAAGACACAGGCTATGATGTAGCTAACTCTGTTAGATTAAATGATGGCAGTAGTGATTATCTAAATAGAACACCAAGTAGTGCAACAAATCAAAAAACATTTACTATTAGTATGTGGGTTAAAAGAGGAGAATTAGGTTCAACAAATGGTTTATTATTACAAGGTGTTAATACAGGAAATGATGACTTTGCAATATATTTTGAATCAGTAGATACAATAAATATATTTAGTTGGTCTAGTTCATCAGAACAATTTACTTTATCAACAAACAGAAAATTTAGAGATCCAAGTGCATGGTTTCATATTGTACTTGCAGTAGATACAACACAAGCAACATCAAGCAACAGAATAAAATTATATGTTAATGGTGTTCAAGAAACTTCATTTAGTACAGCAAACTATCCATCATTAAATGCAGATTTAGAATATAATGATACAAGTGCTTTATGGGTTGGAAGAAGTTATAATGGTCATTATTTTGATGGTTATATAGCAGAAGTAGTATCTGTTGATGGAACAGCATTAGCACCAACATCATTTGGAGAATTTGACGAAGATAGTGGAATATGGAAACCAATAGATGTATCTGGTTTAACCTTTGGTACTAATGGATTTTATTTAGACTTTGAAAACTCTGGTAGTCTAGGTGCAGATGTATCAGGTAATGGAAATAACTTCACAGTTAATAACCTTACAGCAATAGATCAATCTACTGATACTTGCACAAATAATTTTGCAACATTAAATCCTTTAGCAAAAGGTGCAAATGTAACTTTAACAGAGGGTAATTTACAATTTACATCTAATAATAGATATGGAACGGTTGGTACTTTTGGATTATCTAGTGGAAAATGGTATTGGGAAGTAAAAGTAGTTGATGCTGGATCAGATATTCAAGTTGGTATTTTTCAAGGTGGTGGAAATATTGGTTATCCAAATGCAGAACTAGGTAAAACAAGTCAAGGTTGGTCTGTTATTTCAATTGGTGGAAATAGACTTCATAATTTATCTCAATCATCTTATGGTGGTGCAGCTTTTAGTGATGGAGATATATTAATGGTCGCTTTGGATATGGATAATGGTAAGTGGTATATGGGTAAAAATAATTCTTGGTTTGATAGTGGTAATCCAGCAACATCTTCAAGTCCAGCACATACAGGAATAACTGGAACTATCTTTCCAGCAATAGCAACTTATGCTGAAAGTGAAAGTGGTAGTATAAATTATCAATTTAATTTTGGCTCTCCACCATTCACAATCTCATCAGGCAACACAGATGGTAATAGCTATGGAAACTTTGAGTATGCAGTTCCTAGTGGATATTATGCACTTAACACAAAAAACCTAGCGGAGTATGGATAATGGCTTACACTACAATAGATAAACCAACAGATTATTTTAATACTATTACCTACACAGGAAATGATACAGATGGAAGAACTATAACAGGAGTTGGATTTCAATCTGATTGGACTTGGGTAAAAGCTAGAAGTAGTGCATTTTCACATTATATTATTGATGCTATTAGATACGATAGTGGTGCATCTAAATATTTAAAATTAGATTCTTCTTCATCTGCCGCAGATGAAACACCTAGTGGTGCTGGTTGGATTTCAGCATTAAATTCAGATGGTTATGTATGTAAAAATGGAACATCAAATACAAATAATTGTAATGAAAATGGAGTTACATATGTAGCATGGAACTGGTTAGGTGCTAATGGCACAACTAGTAATACTGATGGAAGCATAACCTCAACTGTATCTGCTAATACTACAAGTGGATTTAGTATTGTGTCTTATACAGGTACAGGAAGTAATGCTACAGTTGGTCATGGTTTGGGAACTACACCAGCTTGGGTTTTAGTAAAAGAAAGAGGTGCATCTGGAGAATCTTGGAATAATTTTCATCAAAGTTTAGGTGCTGGTATAACTATAATGCTAAATTTAACTAACGCACAACAAAGTTCTTCAACTATGTGGAATAATACTGCACCAACATCTTCTGTATTTTCAGTAGGTGCTGATGCTGGTTCAAATGGAAGTAGTAAAACTTACATAGCCTACTGCTTCGCAGAAAAAAAAGGCTACTCAAAATTTGGAAGCTACACAGGGAATGGAAATGCTGATGGAACATTTGTTTATACAGGATTTAAACCAGCTTTTCTTATAACTAAATGTACATCGAATAGTGCATTTAGTAATTCAAATTGGATGTTATATGATAACAAAAGAGATTTATATAATCAAATGGCAGAATATTTATATCCTGATTCCAGTAATGCATCAGGGACAAACTCACAAGGTATGGATTTTCTTTCTAATGGAATTAAAATGAGAAATACTTTTGGAGATGCAAATTACAATAATGAAACATACATCTACATGGCATTTGCAGAGAATCCATTCGTAACATCAACTGGTGTACCAGCTTGTGCCAGATAGAAAGGAATAATTTATGCAATTATCAAAACATTTTACATTAGAAGAATTTGAAAAATCACAAACTGCTACAAGAAAAGGTATAACTAATAAAGCTGGTAGTGGAGAGATTAAAAATCTAGGCGATCTTTGTTATGAGGTATTAGAGCCTGTAAGAGTTAAGTTTGATAAGCCTGTTACAATTACATCTGGTTATAGAAGCCCAGAATTATCAGAAGCAATAGGTTCAAAAGCAACATCACAACATTGTTTAGGAGAAGCCGCAGACTTTGAAATAGCTGGTGTATCAAATCTTGAAGTAGCTTTGTGGATTCAGAACCATTGTGATTTTGACCAATTAATATTAGAATTTTGGAAAGATGGAGAACCTAATAGTGGT